CTTCTACAGCCATACTACATAAAAAGTTATTTAAACGACATTTCAGAGTTAAGATTAAATATTGTTAAGATGTGGAACAAGTTTGTGGAACAAAACCCTTATCAAATCAAAGTATTGAAGTGTAACCAGCCCGGAAAGGACTCTGATGCATCTGGAGCAAGTGGAACAGGAAACAAGTTCAACAGATATAAGAAAGATTACAAAGAAAGAAAGATGGTATCTCTGAACAGGGACATTCTTTTTCATTACTTTAATGATCACCCAACAATGAACGACAGAAAGTTCTTGGTGGCTTATAAAAACATTCTTCTCTTTGAGAACAACATAAATTTAAGCGATAGAAAAAATAAAAGACTTGACAAAACAATTTTAAAGTATTATGATGTTTATGGTAAACCAAAAACTCTAAATTATATTAATGATTATTTCAAAAAGGTCGGCGGTTTGTCTGCCAATCCTTCATATTGCCAGAGTTATACTCTGTGTCAGGACGAAGAGCAAAAAAGTACTAAACAAAAGACCCCAACTAATGTTACAATCATACAGGATACAACAACTACCCCAAGCCAGCCAACACCTAGCGGTGGCGGCGGTGGCTATTAGTCATATCATAAACATTGTATTTTCAAGCACTTGACATAAAAAATGAGTGCGTCGGTGTATACGCCGATGGCCAACTTCATTATTCTACCTTACCAGAGGACCTAACAGACACCTGGGGGTATGCTAACTTTCTGGAAGGTAAGGACATCAACTATGCATCCTTGTATTGCCACGGCCAGAGCCTCGATGACGTCTGTCCGCCTGCGATTGAAGATGAATGGAAGATTTGTTCGGAGAGACTTCAGGCATTTTACAGAGCACTGATAGAAGCAAAGATAGATTTAAATCAGAATTGCTTTTATGATCTCGTACCAGAAAACTTTATTAGAGATTATTGCGAGATAAAGAACAAGATCACAAAACATGTTCTTGAGAACTATGAACGCCCCGAAAACTATGAGTTTCTTTTATCAGTTCAGAAAATCCTTTCAGAGATTAGAGTTAGGCAACTGACCATCGATTTTTCTAGCATGAAGAATAAGTTACACCAATATAAGACTAGAAACTGGAGAGATAAACTCTCTAAGACACAACCTTATATTAATTATAATTTATTTGGAACGAAGACAGGAAGGCTTACTACCCGGAAAAATAGTTTTCCTATCCTCACTATGGCTAAAGAGTATCGAAGCGTGGTAAAACCAACTAATGATTGGTTTTTAGAACTCGACTTCAACTCCGCAGAGATCAGAACCCTACTGGCTTTGAGCAACAAAGAGCAGCCCGAACAGGATATACACGAATGGAATATAGACAATGTGTTCGGAGGTGGGATAACAAGAGAAGAGGCTAAGAAAAGTATCTTTGCATGGCTTTATAATCCTGACTCAAAGAGTGCGGCGAATAAATATTATGATCGCGATTATGTAAAGGATAAGTATTGGGATGGCACCAAATTAAAAACGTTCTTTGGGCGAGAAATAGAATCAGATGAACATCATGCAGTAAACTATATAATTCAGAGCACAACGAGCGATTTATTTTTAAAAAGAATGGTAGAAATAAGTAAAATATTAAAAGAAAGTAAGTCGCAAATAGCGTTCTGTGTTCATGATAGTCTAGTGATTGACCTGCACGATGAGGATAAACACCTAGTACCAGAGATTAAAAGAGTGTTTGGTCAAACCGACCTAGGAAAATTCAAAGTGAATCTTTCAGCGGGTAAAAACTATGGAGAACTTAAGGAGTTAAAAATATGAAAGTGTACAACAAACTGGTTAGAGACAAGATCCCATCAATTATGGCAGCAGAGGGAAAGAATTTTCGAACCCATATCGCAACAGACGAAGAGTATTCTGAAAAACTTAACGACAAACTTCTTGAAGAGGTTAAAGAGTTTTTAGAGGACCCCTGCCTGGAAGAACTAGTTGATATTTTGGAAGTAATTGCTGCTTTGACAGAGGCCATGGGATTCACAGAGGAAGAAGTCTTCGAGAAGATAAATCATAAAAGTGCAACTAGTGGGGACTTCACAAAGAAAATTATCCTGGAGTCCGTGGAAGAATAAGATGGACGTTATTATTGGTCTAGGCTCCGCTGGGTGCAATATTGCAGATCAGTTCGCGAAGCATAAGCAGTACAAGATCTATAAGATCGATGAGAATCTTAAAGGTCTTCAGAAGAATGGCATATATAACATGCCATGGCAGTGCAGTGCTGAAAGATATGAAAGCGATTGCCCCAGTTTAAAGAAGTTTTTTAAAGACTGTAAGGGCGAGGTGCTTTTTGTTGTCGGAGGTAGTGGCAACATATCTGCTTGCACCCTCGCAGTGCTAGAGAACCTAAAGAAATGCAAGATAAATGTTATGTACATCCGTCCAGATGTTGAACTCATACCGGAAACAAAGAAGAGGCAAGAGTGGTTAGTCTTTAATGTGTTGCAAGAATATGCACGTTCGGCAGCAATACAAAGACTGTGGCTCGTGGACAACACTAGCGTCGAGAAAATAATTGGCGATGTGCCTGTTGTTGGCTACTTTGATCGTCTCAATGAACTGATTGTTTCCACCTTTCATATGATAAATGTCTACAACCATAATGAGGCACTTGTGTCGACATTCTCAGAACCCTTTGAAACTCATAGGTTATCTACCGTTGGAGTATCGGACACTAAAACTGGTGGAAACAAAATGTTTTTTCCGCTTTACAAAGTAAAAGATTTGCGGTATTATTATGCAATCAATAAAGATCGTCTTGAGAAAGATGGGAAACTCTTTACTAATATTAAAGAGCAAATAAAAGGTTCAATGACTGAAGAAACGAAAATAAGTTACAGTGTTTATTCCACAGACTATGAAGATGACTATGTTTATGTCTGTGCGAACACACCTGTAATCCAAAGATATAAAACGAATACTGAAGTCTTAAAAAATTATTTGCTTGACAAATAAAATAATATTTGGTATAGTGTTTATATATTAATTCAGTGGGGTGAAAGATGTTGTCACCCCAACTATAACTAAAAAGGAGTCTTACATGGCTATTAATATGGATAAAATTAAACAACGACTAACTCATCTTAGCAATCGAGGTGGAGGAAGTAACTCACAGGCATTTTGGAAGCCAAAGGATGGGGAACAGGTGATTCGCATTGTCCCTAATACTGACGGCGATCCCTTCCGTGATTTCTGGTTTCACTACAATGTAGGTGATGCCCCACCATTCTTGAGCCCTAAGAAAAACTTTGGTGAAGATGATGCGCTTACTGATTTCGTTCGCGGATTATTTGACGAGGGTACTGAAGATAGTATCAAGATGGCCCGAAGCCTGATGGCACGTCAACGGTTCTTCTCCCCTGTTATCGTTCGAGGTGAAGAACATCTCGGAGTGCGAGCATGGGGCTACGGAAAGTTGGCGTATGAGGAACTCTTGAACCTTGTTCTTAATCCAGAGTATGGTGATATCACTGACCCTGAGACTGGAACAGACTTGGTGATCAAGTATGGTAAGCCTGCTGGAGCACAGTTCCCGCAGACAACAATTACCCCACGTCGTCGCTCTTCCGCCCTTTGTGAAGACGGTCCAGAAAAGTGCCGTGAACTTCTCGATAGTGTCCCCGACTTTAACACTCTGTTCGAGCGTAAGTCGGTGGAAGAGGTCCAGACAATTCTCGACAACTTCTTGTCTAGTGATGGTTCTGCTGAGGGTCGTTCTAACGAAACTCAGAAGTATGGTGGAGGAAACAAAACCAACACCACTACAACCGAAGTTACTGACGTTGAGTCCGCGTTTAAGGATCTAGTGGGAAATTAATCCCCCGCCCTCAAGAAGGGGGGTGCTCCGGGTGCCCTCCTTCTTTTTAATTAAAAAGGAGAACATTAATGTTTAAAAAAATACTAGCCTGTGCTTTATTCACAGTATTTACTACTTCTGCATCAGGAGTAGTGTTGGCAGACGAGGCTCCCTCAAAATGGAAGCAGCGTAGTGGCGTACGATTCGGATATTCTTTTCTGAACAAAGGCACGCAGCCACAATGCACTCCAGAGCGCCGGCCACCATGGCGGGAGGAATCCGTGCCCTGTAACCCCGACGTCAAGTTAAGTAGCAATCATATGTTCTTGCTAGGCTTCGAGTTACAGCAAACTTTGGATGGTGGTTCGTGGCTTGACATTCTGTTTATTCAGAACGTCAGCGTTGCGGGCCTAGACCAGAGTCTGTTTGCTCCATCTGCAAGCGTGCTTATTGGATTTGAGTTTGACGACCAAGTTCAACTAGCTGTCGGCGCAAATGCATCGGCTTATGATCCGGCTGATGAAGGCAACTACATTCATCTTGTCGCTGCGATTGGCTATACTGCCGATATCGGCGATCTGAGTCTTCCGATTCATGTGAGTTATGTTCCTGACGTCAACGGATACTGGCGAGCAGCAGTAACAACAGGTGTAAACTGGTAATCGATAAAAGAACCGCAGGGAGGCATGGGTTTACAGATGCCTCACATTTTTAACAAACGAGGATAAAATGGCAAGACCAAAAAATACAAAACCCGGAAAAATATCGATGGGTGACATTCGCAGTATGATCAATAAGCGAGCCGGAATGAATGTTGCACACAACTTACAAGAAGCTAACCCTACAGAGGTGAAAGAGTGGATCCCAACAGGATCCCGTTGGCTTGACTCTATTGTCTGTCGAGGACAACTCTCAGGTATTCCAGTGGGGAAGGTTGTGGAGATCGCAGGACTTGAAGCATCAGGTAAGTCTTATATGGCTGCGCAGGTAGCAGCAAATGCTCAAAAGATGGGCATTGACGTGGCTTACTTCGATTCC